CATCTCCGTAAAATTGATTAGCTAATAAATCTAATCTATCTCCAAACTCAGTTTCAACATAAATGTCTGATTCTTGAGGTTCTATTTCTGGATAAAATACTGTCCTAAAATACAAATCTCCTATGGTTCCTACAAACTCATTTGTGTTTCTTATTTGTTGTATGTTATTATATCTATTCACCTGGTATATTATTTGCGCTGTTACCATCTCCATCACCATCTGCTGTTTGCATTAAGTATTCATCTGCATAGTTTCCTCTGCTATTAAAAGCATTAGATAATGCTATATATCTTTCATCTGGGTTATTTGCTGAATTTGGTTTTTGTGGTAAGAAAGTATGGATTGGGGTGAATTGAAAACTACTTACTTTAATCATATGAGGTAATTCTTTAACACTACCATCACCTCCACCTTCAGCATTGATAGCTATTTCCCAAGGAGCTTCTTGGGGAATATCATAGGTTAATGAAGATATAAATCCAGGTTGTTCATATAAATAGCCCCCCATTGTTAATCTTACTATATTTCCTCTCATAAACCCAGCTGCTGTATAATCAGGAGCTAATGTTGATGCTAAATAATTTAATTTTTTATACATAGGGATAAGTTCTGCTTTTGATTGAGCAAAACAAGTAAATGATAAATTTATGCTTCTTTCAAACCCTGTATAATTATATAAACTTTCACCTCTACCAGAATATTTTACTGGGTCCCACCCTGCATTATATGAATCAGTAAATGAATCTATAAATGCTCTAAAGTGCATATAAACAGCTTTACCATTTGCGTCAGGTTCATTGCTTATAGCTGCTATTCTAAATTTACAAAAATCATTAATAGCAAAATTTGTATTAGGTCCTGCACTTTCGTACATGGGCATTGCCGTTAGTTTATCTAAAGCTGCTGTTTGTGTAGCAGGTAAACCATAATTAAATACATTTTTAAAAGATTTTCCAGGATCACCTCTATTAATTCTTGAATTTGCTGCTTTAGTAACATAATCTGGAGCTAGTGATAATACACTTGATTCAGTAATACCAGCATCTTCAATTATTCTTTTTCTAAAATCTTGTACTCTTGGATTTATTCTATATAACTCTTGGGAGTTAATTTGTAGTTGTGTGAATGTCCAAGTATTATTAGCCCATTGTTTACCTCCTTCATTAACACCTACACTAACTAGATTGTTTTTATATACATTATTTTCCCACCCCTGTATTGCTCCGTCACTATCAACATTAAGCTCAACATAAAGGTCATCATTTGAAAAGGCTTGAGTAAATTTTGCAGAGGCCCCAATATAAAAAATATTAGTTTTATTTATTAATGAAGTAGGAGTATTTGGTCTTAAAAAAATAGAATAATCATTTGGTACTGTACTAGGAGTAGCTGTAAAAAATGAAGAAGCACCCAATGTTAAAGCTGCTGGTCTTATTGTTGATTGTTTTGTATTTTCAGCTTCAATTTGTTCATTTGTGTTATAACCAATTATAGATTCTCTATCTTCTTCATCCCTAAAAGTTTTTTGAGCCCATAAAGATGCTCCTAATTTTGAAATATAATCTTTTGATTCTGGACTTCTGTTAAATTTATCTTTTGTAGCACTAGGTCCTCCTTTAAAATAAGCTGGGTCTGAAGTAAATAAAGAATTATTTATACCTGTTCTTTGATCTGCGAATCTAATATTTGTACTTCCTATACCTAATATTGAACCTGGTCCCCCTGTATATGATATAATATTAACATCATTTGTTCCTATATTTATTTTATTACTTAAAAGTTTAGTTAACCTATTATCAAAATCACCTTGATCGTTAGGTACAAATGTTGTTACTTCTTTTTCTATAAATTCAGGTACTATCGGGTTGTTTTGTCCTTCACTCCCTAATATTAAAGGTTCTGCACTAAAAATTGAATAATCAGGATTTTTTACTTTTACGGTTTGTTTTATTTCTCTTTCAGCAAATGCAGCTGGTGCATTTTTTGCTTTAATTACTTCACTATAACGAGTTAAACCTGCATTAGGAAATAATCCACCTTCTACAACCCCTGACATAGGTGAAGTTGGGTCTAAACCCATTAAATTTAAATGTGTACCTGTAAAACCTACACCTGCTTGAGCTATTGTACTTAAAGGAGTATAAATACCTTCATTTAAAGCTCCTCCACCTTCACCTGTTATAAAATTTGGTGGTTTAACTCCACCATACCCAATTCCATAAGATGCTTCTGTTTTTACAGCTGTTCGAGATAATATATTTTGAGCTGCTGTAAATAAAAGACCATTAGGTGATTTTAAATCTGTAAACATTTTAAAAAGTCTACTAACATCAGTTAAAGCATCTGCTGGAGCTTTAAACCCATTTCTGATTAAGAAGTCAATTCCTGTTTTTGCAGGAAGATCTCCCCCATCCTGAAAATTAGATGATTGAAGAAAATCAGCGCCATCATTAAAAAGTGTAGGGTTAGGATTATTTAAATTAACCCCTGGAATATCAGTCCTAATATAAGGTTGGTTACTACCATTTCCCATACCAGAATTAAATCTATCGTTACCCCACTTCAGTTTATTAAGAGCTGTAGTAGAAGTTATTAAAGGCATTTGCTAGTATTTAAAATGACCTGTTTTCTGGTGCGTTTTGTTTATATCTTGATGATGGTTCTTGATAAAGTTGCGTCCTTTGACCTAATGATGATGGGTTTGGATTTGAATACCCCATAGCTGCTGCTCCCATATTATTATATGCTGGTGCTGTTAGATTTGGATCACCTATATTTGAATATTGGTTATGTAATCTTGAAAGACCTTGAACACTAATGTCATCATTCATAGTTCCATCTGCAGGTGAAACAGGTACACCTAAAAGTGAACCATTTGAATCGAATTTGTTTAATAATGAATTTGCCATAATTTAAATTTTTATTGGTTTTATTATAAATATTAACCTATTTAGGAAGATTACAATACCTTATCTACATTGCTGATGATTGTAAAGCTAATACTTCTCCTACTTTAACTCCATCTAAATAAACTGTTCCTTGCTGTTTTACAACTTTTATTAGTTCATCTATTTTTTCATAAAATTTAGTTAAAGGTATAACTGCTTCTGGCCCTGCTTCTCCTATAATTGCAGGAGTTGCTTGATTTACTATACCTCCTTTTGCTAACATAGCGACTTCCCCATCTCCCCCTTTTGGAGAATCTGAGTAAAATAAATCAAATATTGATTTTCCTAATGCCGGTCCTCCTACATAATCTGATATTGCATCTCCTAACATTCTACCTAAATAATCACCTCCCATATAAGCTGCACCTGAAAGTAACCATCCAGGTATTCCTACTGCCTGTAAAGATGAAACCCCAGCAGCTGCTAAAGAACCACCAACTAATCCCATACCACCACTTATTATAGATGAACCCATCTCCCCATACATTTCAGATGGAGACATATCTTTAGATTTAGCAATTGAATTTACATCCATTCCTGTAAATAACATCTCCATAATAGCTCCTATAAATGGGATTTTACTTAAAACTGACTTTAAAGGATCTTTTACTTTTTTAATTAAGGTTGGAAAAATGCTACCCATTTTAGATCCTAACCATTTTTTAGACTGCCCAACAAAATCAGGCATCATTCCTTTTGCTCCTTGATAAGCGCTACTAGCCATTCCTTTTGCTCCTTGATAAGCATTACTAGCCATTCCTTTTGCTCCTTGATAGGCATTACTAGCCATTCCTTTTGCTCCTTGATAGGCATTACTAACTCCTGAGTAGGCACTGCTAGCCATTCCTTTTGCTCCTGAGTAGGCATTGCTAGCCATATTTTTTGCCCCATCATATAGATTACTAAAAAATCCTTTACTTGCTTTTGGTTTTGGTTTTGGTTTTGGTTTTGGTTTTGGTTTTGGTTTTGTTTTATTACCCATATTCCCAGTTAATGCATCTGCTCCTACTTCAGCACCCATTAAACCCATATCCATTCCACTAACACCCATCATTCCGCCACCAACCATAGCATTTGTACTCATTCCACCTCCACCTTCAATTGGGTTTCCATATTCATCTACACCTTCACTATTTTCACCTCCACCTGACATTAATGAATTTGCCAACATCATTCCCCCTCCAGCTAGTAGTAAACCCGCTAGTCCTCTACCTCTACCTCTACCTCTTCTTCTTCCGCCTCCTCTTCTTCCACCACCACCAGTTGGGGTTTTTACTCTTCTACCAGTTTTTTTATCATAATTAAATTTACGTCCTCTTTTATCAGTACCTGTTTTTATATTTCTATTTCCACGACTTCCACCTCCGCCGCCGCCACCGCCGCCGCCGCCACCACCACCACTTCCAGTAGCATCTTCTACAAACATAGGGTTAAAAGGATTTGAACCTCTTTTTCCAAATGCCGCAAAACCTTTTCCAAAGAAACTTTTAACTTTACTTACTATAGCTACAGCACCCTTAATAGCTAAAAATCCTGCTGCTAATCCCATCATTATTTTTCCATATGGGCCTCCTAAGAAAGTTAATACTTTTTCAATTATAGGACCTATTGCTTGAACCATGTTTAATATAACAGGACCTATTTTTTTAGCTATAGGTTCTAAAGCAGTCTTTAATTGCTTTACAGCACTTTGCATACTTCTATCAAATAGAACTGCTTCTTTACCTTGATCAGACATTTCTTTACCTGAAGCTTTTTCAGTCTTTAATTGATCTTTTTTAATATTTGCTAACTTTTTCTCACCTAACATCATTTCAGTTAGTTTATCCTGAGATATTCCTAATAAACCAGAAAATGCTTCTTGAGCAAATACATTACCCTCAAGTGCTTTTTTATTCTCTGTAACAAGTCTTAATTGTTCTGCTGCCATAGTAGCTGTGTCTCCTGTTGCTACTGCATGTCTTAATTTATCTAAACTTAAATCTTTTTGGAGAAACATTTCTGCTTCAATTTCTTTAGCTATTGAAGACTCAAAATCTAAATGTGTTTTAGAAGCTGCAGCTATTTCATCCATTGTAGTTCCTAACCTAGCTGCAGTATGTGCTGCTTTTACTAAACCTTCAGTTCCACCTTTAATATTAAATCTTACACTTGCACTAGCACCCTGTAATTGGTTAAATATAGCATTTTGATCTATATAAATACCAGTTGCATCATTAGCTGCATTTAATGTACCTACCACAGCATTTTCCATCTCCATTAAAGGAACTCCTGCCTCATAGGATAATTTTGTTAATGCTTTTATTTGCTCTGCACTATAACCAGCGTATAAAGTTAAATCTTGAAAAGATTTTGCATTAGCTTCATTAAATTTTAAAGTTACTCCAGCTACATTATTTAATTCTTTTTGAGCTTCTATTAATTCTTCAGTAAAGTAAAAAACATTTCCAGATGCATCCCCAGCTGCGGTAATTTGATTTTTTAAAAATTCAGCATTTTTTCCTGCTACCCCAAAGGCTTGTCCTACTTTATTAACTTTATCTAAAGTTGATGTAAATATTTTAAATAAAAATTTAACAGCTTTTACTATCATAGTTACAATAACAAGAGGATCTGTTAAAGCTGAAGCTAAAGATTTACCTAAACCTTTTAATCCAGTACCCATTATTTTAAACTGTCCTCCTAAACCTGCTGCCTTTTTACCATTATCTGTTAAAGTAACAGCTTGATCTTTCATTTGCGATTGTATGTCATCAAGATCATCACCCATATCACCAAAACCTATCTTTTCTGCAAATCCACTTAATCCTTTTATTGCTTTTCCTGTTAAACCAGTAGCATTACTAATTCTTTTTTGGCGTTTAAGGGTTGTATTTAAAGCTTTGTTAAAGTCAGATTGATATCCAACTTGACCTTCCATTGCTTTTTCCTTATCAGATGCTAATTCAATTAATTCTATAGTAGCATCTCTTTCTTTTGCAGTTAAGTTACTACTTTGTAATTGGTTTTGTAAAGCTGCTTTTTGTCGTTTTAATCTATTAAATTCTAAATTCACTTTAGTTTTTAAAGATTTAGTTTCTTTCATTGAAGATGAAGATATATCATATTGTATATCAGATAAATCTTCAGCAAAGTTTCTTAATTTTTTGAATGATTTAGTTGCTGCTTTTAAAGGATTATCCATATCCCCTAATTCTTTACCAATGTCTGCAAATATAGACTTTAAACCATCTAATCCAGAGTCCATTTCTAAGATGTCAGCCCTAATGCCCGTAAAAGAAGTTGCAACTTCCTTCATTGCTTTATTTACAGAGCCATATTGTTTTGCTACTTCTTTAGCATCTTTCCCTTGAAAAGGAGAAATTCTATTTAATTCCTTGTATTTTTTTTCAAGTGCTTCTAACTGCTTGTTTAATTCTCTTATTTCTGATGCTTTTGACATTAGCCGGTTATTTTGTTATAAATATTACTAAATTATGCTTTTTTAGCCTTAGTAGTAACAAAATCTGGTATTTTTACTTTTTGTGATGGTTTAGAAAATTTTTCTATGTATTTATCCTTTTGGGCATTTGCGGGATCACTTCTTTGAGCTTGTTTTAAAATCTCTCTTCCTTTTTCTAAATCATTAGTAGACGTACCACTTTGTGCTTTATTTTGAGCTTCAAAATGATCTGATATTTTTTTATAAGTAAAATTTCTTAACCATATAGGCATTTCATATACCGTATGCCAGTCATAACCCCCATTCCCATGAAAAACAATTTCGTGGATTTGATTAAATAAGTTTTGTCTATATTCTACTGCTTGATTATGCGTCAGGGAAAAAAAAGTTGGCACCTATTGGAATGTCAATTTCTTCTATATCACCATTTGGCTTTTCCCGATCGAATGAAAAATCGACATCGGGTTGAATTTCGACAATGTAGTCTCGAAGAGCTTTTGCATCTCTTGCTAAGAAATAATTGTCTACAAATTCTCTAACGTCTTTTTTATCTGGGTTTCCATCTACTGAAATAATCATATGTTTCATTCTTGTAGACATTTCTGGATTTACTGCTTTGTTTAGTTTTCTTAAACCTTTTAATTCAGCATTTACCAATTTTTCTGTTTTATCAGTCATTAATTGAAATTCAATTAAATTGTCTCCAGTAGGAGTTTGAAAATGGAATTTATTTATACCTTTAGTAAATAATGACTCATTAAATGGTTTGTTTTCTAAAGTAGCTAAATCAACTTCATGATCTTCACCCATATATTCAAATTTATAAATTGAACCATACCCTAATACACGAGATGCTACTAATAATGCATTTTTATCACCTACTATTAAATCAGCAATATCTGCTCCAGGAGTTACTACTAACGCTTCTAATAATTTATCTATAACTTGTCCTTTTTGAATGTAGGCATTATTTGTAATAATATCTTCTTCCCTAGCAGTCATGTATTTCATTTCTACTTTTCCTGATGAAAATGGAGAAGTGGATGGATACACTATCCCTTTAGAAGGTAAATCTACAGTTTCTGATGGGAATTTAAATTTTGGAGCTGCTGCTGCTACTTGAGGTGCTGCTTGAGGTGCTGCTACTTGAGGTGCTGCTACTTGAGGTGTTGTTTTTGGTGTTTGGTCCATATAAATTTTATTTGTTATAACTTAATTTCTTATTATACATATATAATATAAAAAAAAGCTTGACGTAAGCCAAGCTATTTTTAAAAGTATGTTGATTGTTTTTTAGAAATTCAAGACGCAGTAATCCATTCCTATTGTCATATCAATATTTTGCGCTGTTCCATCTTCATCCCAGTTATAATCTCCAAATGATGCATCTTTAATAAATGCTCCTTTAATAATCCATTCAGAAACTACATCACCTACAGGGCCTAATACATCAATTGTAAGATCTTTCTTGTAAAAATCAGAATAACCGTCTCTACCAGTTACTGATTCATGATGTAATCTAGTCCATTCCATTACTGCTTGAGCTCCAGATGGTGTAATTGGATCGAATAATTGCATTGTGATATCATTCCATCTTAACTTACCTTTTACTTTTCTATAAGTATTGATATGGTTAAGTACGATTTCATCTTGTGCAAAACCCATTCCACTAATACCTTTAATTATATAAGAAGGAATTCCATCTACATACATTATAAATCTATTAGCTACTTTTGGTTCAAAAGCTGTGAAAAATATTTCGTTTGGGTTTAATACTGCCATTTTATTTCTTTTTTATTTTATTATAAATATCTAATTTTTAAGTTTTTACGACGGGAATGAAGCTCCAGTTGGTAAGATATTAAAATCTAAGTATATAAATTCAGCTGTTTTTGTTGGCTGTAAGTATATAGCACCTACCATTTGGTTTCTATCGACTACGTCGGGTCCATTATTTGAAGCATCCATAACGACTTTAAACGCGTATAAACCTTGTCTTTGTTGTACTGACTCCAAATATGGATTTACTTGAGCTAAAAATCCATTTCTTGTTGCTGCTGTATTTTGTTCAAATACTAAATTATCAGCTACTTGTGAAATGTATGATTTAAGTTCAATTAATAATCTTCTAACATTTACTCTATCTAAAGCTGATGCTTGAGATTGTAATGTTTTTTGTCCAAATACTACAACTCCCCTTCCTGGGAATGTTGCTATTGGATTAACTTTCCCTGTATAAAGATTATCTCTATTAGTTTGAGTTAATTTTCTTTCAGCTTGAACTACCGTACTTAAACCGCCTCTATTAATACCCGCCGGAGCGAACCATGCTTCAGCTGACTTGTCGTTATACGCATATACTCCAGGCATTAACGTTGAAGCTGGTACCCATACTAACTGTCTTGAATCTGGATCTGCTAGCTGTAACCATGGCCAATATGCTGCTGCATATGAGTTATCTATACTTGCTGCTGTTCCAACAGCTGCTGATACAGTTGATGAATAATTTTCTAAATCTAAAATAAATATTGCATCACCTCTTCTTTGTACGTTTTGAACTCCTACATTTAATGGAGTAGCATGAGCTGAATTAGCATAAACTAATCCTGGGGATGATAGTATGTTATATCTATAATCATCTTTATTTGCTAATAAATTAAATGCATCTGTATAATCTGGAATTGATGCTGCATCAACCCCTTGAGTATCACTATTATTAATTTCTTGGTAGTAATTTTGATTTGCAGAAACTATTGCTCCATCTGCACCTCCAAATGATCCACTACTTGCTCCAGGAATTGATCCTGTAAATTCTGCTTTTGCAATACCATCATTATCAAAATAATCAGGAGTTTTTAAATTAACAGATGAAACTCTTACAAATCTAGATCCATTTGCATATGATCCAGTTGTTTGTATGTAAGGATCATTTGTTCCAGCTCCTATCAAATTTTCTGTAAAATCTCCAACAATTCTAGCTATGTAGTTTGATTGTTTTGGATCTAATGAAACATTAGGGAATATTTCTAAAATAGATTTTGATTTTGAATTATCATTACCTTGTCTAATAATTAAACTAAATGTTCCT